GTGCAGGGTGGTCTGCCTCAAACTTTTTGGTGTCGAACGATGAACGTGCAGCAGTTTTCCATGTGAGAATCAACTCGTCTTGCATCATCCCGTATTCGGATGTGCCGAGCATCTCACACAGTTGTGCTTTCACGAGGTCTTCCATTTGTTCGGCTTGAGCCTTCTGTTCCTTGGCTAACTGGTAGCGCTCAAGCAAAGCGAGCGCATCCTGTGGCAGTTCCACTGCGCCGTCGACTCCTTCTTTGCCTTCAGGGAATCGTTCCGCAACGTGACGGTATTCCATGACCGCACCGTCGGGCATCATGCCCATGTCGATGGAGGCAAGGAACTGTCGGCAGGCGTCGATGTGGTTCTGCTTCTCGTCGCTTGATACTCCTTGGACATGGAAGTGAAGGTCGAGGGTGGAGTCGAAGATGACCCACGTAATCTCTGAGACGCCTGTGCAGATGGCTTGCTGTACGCCCTGCCAATACCAGTAGTCGGGAAGTTTCCCGCGCCACACCTTGTTCGTTGTCTTCTGCTCAAAGACTCTGCCATCTTCGGACATTGAGTCGATGGTGGCGATGAGACGTACGCCTGGTTCGTCGTAGCAGAACAGGATTTCTGGTTCCCTCAACGGATGCCCGAGGAGTTGGGCTGCCCAGTCACGGATAGGTGCTTCAAGGGTGGTGCCTCGCAGCATCGCAGAGTTCGGTGCCTTGGGTTGTGGTGGGTTTTCTGCCAAGAGTTCGGTGGCGAGGTCTGCGATGGTGACGAATGGGTGTTGTCCGTGGACTGCTGCGCATGCTGAGGCTGCGATGCGGGCTTCCCCGTTTTCATTCTTCCAACGGGCGTTCAACCATTCTTGTGAGCCGTGCGTTGGCTTGGCGATTTGCGTAAGCATTACGGTACCTTTCTCTAAGTTGTGTGGTTCTCCTGTTCACCGTACAGGAGGGGTGTAACAAAGTCAAGCATCAAATTGGGGGTTGCCCAACATCACTACTTTCTGCACCATGCCGAGCGGGATGTGGGTGACCATGCCGATGGTGTCCATTTCTGGTTCCTCATCGGGGCACCATGAGCATGTTACCGACAAGTAACCTTCAAGGTTGTCGGGCCATAGCCAGCCAACGGAGACGACGTGTTGTGCTTTGGGTTTGTAGTCCTTGGTGTTTATCCATCCGTTTGCGGAGTCGAACGCGTCAATCCAATGGATTGCTACAAGTGACCAGGGGCAGGTGTTCATTTGTCGTACCTCGCATCATAAAGAAGGGAACATACATTCTCGGGTTTCAACAGGTAGCCCCACGCGGGGTTGTCTGAACGGCGAGCGAAGTCGCGGGACTCAAGAGTGTCTTTGTTCGCGTCAATGAAACGCTTCAGGCGGTCAACGGCGACGATGATGAAGCCGCCATCCATTGAGAAGATGTATACCCACCACTGTGCTTTTGTTACTTGTAGTCCTGATGGTATCCATTTGCCGCATTTGCGTGGGTTCTGACGCATCTCTATTGCCATGTTGCCGTTGCGGTAGCGGTCTGACTTCACTTCGAATGAGCCTTCGACGAGGGACTCCAACATTTTGCGGATGCGTTTCTCGCCCATCTGCCCGTACTTCAAATCCTCAGAGAAGTTGAATGTGTTGGACTTTATGTCCCAATCGCTGTTCTTCACTGGGCGTACGTTTCACCAGTTTTGAACATGCGTGCCAACTCTGCTGTCGTACGACTTGATGCTTCACGCACCATCTGTAAACAGCCAACATACCCTGCGAGGTCGATGATGTTGTCAGGGATGTCCAACCCGTTGTCAAGTTCGTTCATGAGTCGTGAGAGTTTGACGCACACCATGAACAGGATGCCGTCTTCAGCGGTCATCACATCGTCGCCTTTGAGTGCGTTATAGATGGAAACTGTGCGCGAATAATCTTCGAGCGGATGCGAGTAGGCGTGCTGCCTGTCGCGTGTAATCAGTTCATGTGCCCGAAGAAGAATCTCCGCGCCTGCGGTCGGGTCGTGCATATTGTTTCCCCCTTGTGAGTTGTTCGACTTTATTTATCAGATTCCACAAGTCATCTTGGTCGGCTGCCCCAGGGTAAACCTTCCTAAGAAATCTTGCTAATGCCTTCAACTCCATCTTGGTGAATTGTTCGCCCATTGTCAAGCATCCCCTCAGTCGCGTGGAACTCTAGGTGGTTGGATAGCCGTTCGTCAACCCTGTCAACCTTGTCCTCTACCCGCATCTGGGACTTACGTAGCACATGCAGAAGTCCGACAACGACCTGATGGTCGGTATGGTTTTCCTTCTTGAACTGTTGGATGATGGCGACGATGATGCCGCCAACTGCTGTGACCGCCGCAGCAACGATAAGTGCGGCGTTGGCGTCCACTACGCCTCTGGTGCTGGGCGTGTAGCGAGCCAGGATTTCACGGCTTCAGGTGTCACATCACCAGCCACATAGCGCAGGTGCCAGGGTTCGCTTTGCAACTCCCAACTAAATCCGAACCGTTGAGCGTTCTTCAACATCCACGCCAAGCGAGCGCCGCTGGCGTTAGCGATGTCGATAGCGATACCAAGGTTATGGTTCGAGGTACCTGGCACCGCCATCGGTGCCATACCTTTCTTCAGGTACCACGCTTTGCCTTTGTAGATGCGCGGCTTTTGCTTGAGGAGTTTCTTGTTCGGGTTATCGGTGTGCCTTTGGTAGAAGCCATACTCTTGGGTTTCGAGCGAACGGTAGGTGTCCGCTTGCGAGGTTGGGGAGAGGTCGATACCTTCGGCGTTGGCGGCTGCGTCCATTGCTTCGTATGCGTCAGCCGCACAATGATGGAGTTTGCCTTTGCCTTCAATACCGCGAAGAAGTTCAGGACCGAGTTCACCAGGTTTTACCCCTTTCAGGTGGGAACAGAGGGTGACTTTGACAATGGGGAGTTGTGTTGCCACAAGGCTACGCCTTCTTGCCGAAGGCTTCCGCGATTTCTTCGCTCGTCAACTCTCCGTCGGTGGAGGCGGCAGCGAGTTTCTGGATGACCTGTACGACTGCCATGAAGCCTGCGAGGAGGGCGGACTTTGCTACTGATACGCCGATGACTGCACCGCCTGTGACGGCTGGGAGGGCGTTGGCAAGGAAGAGGGAGAAGAGACGTTGCCCCAAGTCGAGGAACTTTGCGACGGTCTTGTTTGCTACTTCCATGAATCTACTCACTGTCTTCCCCTATCGTGAAGGTCAGCACAGAGTGTAGCACCAGTGCTACGCCAGTAATCCATAGCGCTTGACGCAATGTCGGACCCGAAAGGGTAATAAGTACTAGCCCCGTGCCCGCTAGGGTCCACGAGTTTTCGGTGATGTAGTCAAGGACGCGTTTCATTATCGGCGTATCCTAGTCGCACCCGCAGCCGTGATAGCCGCACCAATGGCAATAAGGGCGCGACGTTCTCCGACAGGGATGTTGGAACCTGTAGGAATATAATCATCCAGCCCTTCTTTGAAGATGTCCACTTTCTCTTCGAACGCTTCTCTGACTTCGGTGGGGGCGTCTTGGACTGCGGCGACCAGTTCAGCCACCTGACTCTCATCAAGGGTGGATAGGTCGAGGGCTTCAAAGATTGCTTCGGCTTCCTCGTTGCTGATGGTCGCGAGTACCTCTGGGTTGGTGGCGAACACCAATGCTTGCTCCGATGTCGGCTCCTCGGGTATGGTTGACTCTGATGATTCTTCTTCTGTTTCCTGTTCTGGGAATGTTTCTTCTGGTGTCGTTTCTGTTTCTAGCGTTGTTTCGGGTTGAGGCATTTCAGGCTCGGTTGTCGGAGGAGTCTCAGGAGTTGAGTCCTGTGGCTCGTCGTCTTCTGGCTGAGGAGGCGTGCTGTCAAGGGGAGGCTCTTCCTCCTCGACAGGTTCCGTAGTCGTTGTAGTTTCAGGCTCGGGTTCTGGCTCGGGTTCTGTGGTGGTGGTTGCTGGCGGCACATAAACAGTCGTAGTAGTTGTGGTCGTGGTTTGTTCAGTGGTTGTCGTAACCAACTCTGTAGTCGTGGTAACAGGCTCAGTCGTAGTTGTCTCAGGCAACGTCGTCTCAGGAACAGTCGTCTCAGGTACGGTCGTCTCAGGAACAGTCGTCGTCGTGGTAGTTGGCGGGGTAGAGGTTTGAGTGAACGCCTCATCAGGGACGATGGCCCAACCTTCGTTGTCAATGTTCCAAGCGAGCATGTAGCAGGTTCCGCCACCCCATTCAAAGAACCAGCCGTCTAACGGATACGTGCCAGCACCAACATCAAGGCTGACTTGCTGGCTCCATGAGCAGCCTTTGATGTTCCATGTGCCGAACTCGGTGTCTGCGATTTGGATGGTGCCGCCGTCGTCGGCTGCGACCATGAACTCAATCGTGTCATGTTCGGGGAGGGTGATGAATCCTGTGTAGTGAACCATGAAGAGGTCGTATCCGCAGTCTTGGAATGGTTCGCCGTTGAAGTTGCGGTTGATGTTGTTCTCTACCTCTGACCCGCAGGTTGGGTAGAGGTCGTCTACGCGGAGGGGGAAACCTGTTGGCTCATAGGTGTAGCCAACGGCGTTGAGTCCTGGTTGTGTTTCGGCTTTGGCTGGGGCAGCGAGCGCGAGGATTGCTGCTGGGAGAAATATCAGCCATCGAAGGCTGTTATTCGGGCGCATCCTCAACAACAGGTGGTGATGTGAAGATGTCTAATGCTGGGTCGTAGAGGTCACCGATGCCAGCGTACTTAGAACGGAACGAACCAGAGTACGAAGT